TCGCTAAAAATAGATTGGCTGTAATCGTAACGGATCAGCAGGACGATAAATGGTTCTTAGGAATTACTAATGGTCTTGATTTGACAGGTGGGGGAAGTGCTACAGGTACTGCCTTCGGAGATCGAAGCGGATACACTTTGACTTTCACAGGCAATGAAAAAGAACTTTGCCAAAAGGTTACAGCGACTGTTCCAATTACTTAAATTTTTGGTTTGATGTTTATGTGAACAAGCACCTCCTTTTAGGGGGTGTTTTTTTTGTGTACATGGGTGGGTCTTTTTGTATTTATGTTTATGGTGATAATTACGAAGGGTGCAAATAGTGTGATCTATTTACCTTTATTTGATAAGCGACTTACGAGTAGCAATAGCTATATCTTTTTATTTGAGCATGAGGTAACAAAGGAGCAAGTGACTTTAACGCTTACCGATACTAGCCCATTTAAAGAAAGGTATTCAAAATTTGCTATCACTGAAGCATCATTTACCACGGGTACTGTAGGCTTTTGGAGATACAACGTAACCCAATCGGGAAGCGGTAGTACAGTAATCGCCACAGGAAAAATGGAATTAACGGCAGTTAACCTATCAACCGCAGGGGTGGTAAGATACAACGGTTACAACGGTAACTACAAAACATACACAACCACATGATAAAATTTCTAAAATTTGACGATGTGCCTTTGCCTATTTACAAAGAAGTAAAAGGGAAAGACTACATTTTTTATGGTGAGCGGAATGACTACCCTAACTATCTGCTAAGGATCTACAATAACAGCGCAAAGCATAACGCAATCGTGACTGGGAAGGTAGATTACATTTGTGGTAACGGGTGGGGAGTAAAGTCTGAAGATGAAATGCAGAAGGCAAAAGCCTACGGCATGATTGACAAGGTTAACACCAAAGAAGAAAGCCTAAATGAGGTCACTAATAAGCTCGTGACGGACTTAACTATATTCGGGGGATACTATCTACAGGTGATATGGACTAAGGCCACAGGCGAGATCGCAGAACTTTACCATGTCGACTATTATAAGGTAAGAACGAACTCCGAAAACAGCGAGTTTTATGTATCTGACAACTGGCTGAAGAACGATAACGTAAACCCTCGGCCTGATTACGAGACCTACCCTGCTTTTGATCCGAACAATCCGACAGGATCGCAGATTTTATACTTTAAAGAATACCGTGCAGGGGTGAATACCTATTCCCTTCCTGACTATCGTGGGGCTATCAGCTATATTGAACTAGATATCAGCATAGGTGAGTACCATTTGAACACGATTAACAACGGGATGTTCTCTAGCAAGTTGATTAACTTGAATGGAGGTAAGGTAAGCCAAGAGGAAGAGGACAGAATAGAGCGACAATTCCAGAACAAATTTAGCGGATCTAAAAACGCAGGTAAATTCATGCTAGCGTTTAACGATAGTAAGGAGAACGAACCTTCCATCATTGACCTAAGCGGGACTGAACTTGATAAGCACTTTGACCTTTTGAACTTAACGGTACAAACTGAAATTTTTAGCGGTCACAAGATCACTAGCCCCATGCTATTCGGCATCAAAACTGAAGGACAGCTAGGAGGCAGAAGCGAAATGCGTGAAGCCTATCAGCTATTTCAGAACACCTATGTAAACGCAAAGCAAAGAGCGATTGAAGAAACGGTTAATTACCTTTTCAAGTTCAATGACATTATAGCTGATCTTGAATTAAAACCTACAGAACCTATCTCTTTTGAATTTAGCGAAGCGATCATTTCTGCTAACATGACTCAGGACGAGATCCGAGAAAAGCTAGGTCTTGCGCCTATCGAAAAGAAAGAAACAGCAGGAGCGCAGGACATCATTAACTCTTTGAACAGCCTATCGCCATTGATCGCTACCAAGGTAGTCGAGAGCATGGACATCAATGAACTTAGGGGCTTGATTGGATTGCCTATACGGGCTGAAATTGTAACACCTGAAAACATAGGAAATGAGCCTGCTCCGACTACAGTAGAAACCTTGCATTTATCTTGCAGCCACAATCAAAAGGACGATGAAATACTCAGCCTATTTGAAGGCAAAGGAGTATCCAAAGAAGGTTTTAAAATTATTGAAACTTCAAAGATGACCTTTTCAAGTGGTGAAGATTTTGTAAAACAGGAACTATTTGCAGAGTACCAACTGAATGAAATTCAAAGAAAGATCGTAGGCGAAATCCAAAAGGATATCAATGCAACTATCCCGCAAATTGCCAAGGCTGTAGGCATAGACGAAAGTTCAGTCATTGAGCGGATTAATACTTTGATTGACGATAACGTGATCACGGAAAAGATTAGCCAAACGGGTCTAGTAACTCGAAAGATAACTAGCACAGGACAGGCAGCGATCAAGAGGCTTACCCCTGTGACTTCTTTTAAGGTGCTATACAGCTATGAAGAAAGACCGGGCATACCTGCACTACTTCCAGGCTCTAAATCTCGGCCTTTGTGCGAAAAACTATTCAATGGTAAAATGCTTTTCAATCGTGAAGAAATCCAAAACATTTCTAATCAATTAGGCTACTCTGTTTTTCAGCTTTGCGGAGGTTGGTATACTAACCCAAACACAAAGGTAAGAACCCCGTATTGCCGACACGAGTGGAAACGTAATGTAGTAGTAGAAAAAACAAGCCGATGAGCGCAAATGTATTAATGATTTCGGAACAGTCCTTTAAGGACTTCACCGTAGCCTCCGCAAACATAGATTTAAAAAACGTCACTCAAGTAATTAAGATGACACAGGATAGGTATATACATCCTATCTGCGGGACTGCCTTATATGATAAGATCCTTTCTTTGATCCTAGCGGGTACGATTACAAGCGGAGGGAATGCGGTCTACAAAACTTTACTAGATAGCTATCTAACAGATACCCTTTTTAATTATGTGCTAGGTGAATTGCCTATGGCGATGCAATACAAATTCGTAAATAAGGGAGTAGTGAAACGCAAGAGCGAGAACATCACAGAGCCTACCTTTGCAGAACTTCAAAGCATCAGCCAATACTACAAAGGATATGCTGAATGGTACGCAGAACGGTCAATCAATTACCTGACTGCAAATAATACCCTGTATCCTGAGTACTTAAATCCTGGCAGCGATGTAACTACTATTCAGCCTGTGAGCAATCAGTACAAGGTGGCTATCAATTTAGGGCGTGGTGATTATGAAGATTACAGACCATACAGCGAAAGATACCAAGGGAACAGATATAAAAAACCATTCTAAAACATGGCTTATTCTAAGAACGAAAAAAAACTCAAGGAATATTTAAGCAAACAAGATGACTCTAGTCGACCTAGTAAAAAAGCTAAAAGCGATCCAAGAAGCGCACCCAATGATCCGAACATTCGGCGAGGGTGACATCTACGATTATGTAGATAATGGAGGCGAAATAGAATACCCTGTATTTTGGACGGTTGTGAGACCATCCGTTTACAATGGTACTACTATGCGCTATGATCTAGTCCTGCTTTTTGCGGATCTACTTACAGAAGATAAAAGCAACAGGCTACAGATACAGAGTGATCAAATGCTAGTCTCTTTGGATGTGCTAGCAAAATTAAAACTTGACAATGCTTATACCTTTAATACTGCGCCTAATGCCTCTGTTGAATTCTTTCAGGAACGCTTTGATGACTTTACAGCCGGTGTATCAATCGCTATACAGATTACTGCTCCAATGCCTTTAAACTTTTGTGAAATCCCTGTAATCGCTTAACCATGACAATGATCGAAAAAGATGCTGTCGGCATACCTTCTACCTTAATAGCCATATTTGCAAACGTGACCACAATAGCAGGGCTTCAAATGGTAAACGTGATTTTTACTTTAATTATTTCGATCCTGTCAATCGTTTACTTAGTTTATAAAATAGGTAACGAAAGAAAAAAGAATCAAGGCAATGGCAAAAGCTAAGGCAGTCGCTCAGATCAAAATTACCTTTGGCAAAAGAAGAAACGGGTACGCAAAAAAAAGCTATTCAAAAGCATTAAACAAGCCTAAAAAATACAGGGGTCAAGGAAGATGAAAAGACAAATTAAATACATCGCTATTCACTGCACAGCTTCACAGCCTACAGCAACCGTGGCAGCCATTCTAAGATATTGGAAAGACTCTTTGGGATGGAAGTCCCCCGGCTACCATTTGCTTATAGAACCAAACGGGACTATTAACCGATTGCTGCCATTTGATAGTATTGCAAACGGGGTGAAAGGCTTTAATTCTATAAGCGTTCACATCAGCTATATTGGAGGGATTACCAAAGCAGGTAAGCCCTTAGACAATAGAACCCCTGCGCAAAAGAAAGCAATCCTTGACTGCATAGCTGAGGTCAAAGAGTGGAGCGATAACAAAAGCCTAATCATACAGGGCCACAGAGACTTCCCTAACCAGAATAAGGCCTGCCCGTGCTTCGATGCTAGGGCAGAATACAGAGACGCATGAGCAAGATTATAAACAATGTAAAGCAATGGAAGACCACAACGCTAGGGATAGTCATAATCCTTGCTAGTATTGCTTCTGTATTTGTAAAAGAAGTGCTTTGGGCGGATGCGGTTTATGGTATCGGTGCAGGGCTAGTGCTA